TTATTTGTATAGGACCATCAGCCCTGTATTTGTTTCTAATTGCTCAAAATGTCCTGCGGTTGCTTCGGTATATTTCACGTCAACCACTTCAACGCCTGCCATAAAGTCGTTTACCTGGTTTTCAAAATCTTGTATGGTTTGGTTATGGCATTGATAAAATAGTTTAATTTTTATGTTTTTCCTCCATTTTTAGTCAGACCCCTGATACTTTTACAGGGGTATGCTCAGACCCCTGATACCGCTAAACCCTTGATTTTACTGGATTAGTACACGGGTACAGGGGGTATCAGGGGTTTGCTTATATACTTTTATCATTTTTTTGTTTTAAAACTAATAATATATATGTGTTTTATGTCTCATTTTTCTTTTTTTCTTTCCTCTCTCTATATATACCCCTGTGTACCCCTGAACCTAGTAAAATAATGATAGCTAGATGGTTGATACGACTGGGTTTGTGAGGGTTCAGGGGTCTGGCTCAAACCCCTGTACCACCCCTGTACACCCCTGTTACCTCAAAGAATATGGGTAATGTCTTCAAATACCTTTAATTCTTTGTTTTTTTCCTCAGGAATGAAACTTTCAAAGCGTTTAGTATTGCTTACGATGTAAACAGTTACCAATCTGCCATTTACCTTTTTTCTCTTTGGCTCTACCCCGATAGTCTCCAGTGCATTTTTTGCCTTGATGCCATTAGTGCCGTAGGTTTTTCTGAAAAGCTCTTCTACTGGCAAATTATCTGTTCTGATCAAATGCTCTTGATAACTTAGTGCATTCAGTAGTAACATTTGAAAATCATCCAAGTCCACATCATTAAAAACTTCAACAGATTTCCACTCGAATTTTTTCCCCTGTTCCTTGAAATAGTCCAAGCTAGTTAGCAAGAAACCAATACAGCCATCTATTTTTGGGGACTTGTCGGGGTACGTGAATGCTTGCCAATATTCGGAAAAGATTGCTTCACGCTCTGTATCTGTCTCGCCTTCTGGTCTGTCTTGGTATTGTATCAGTACTTTGCGCCCGTTCATTTCATCAGACAACGATACATTTCTGTTAGTATCAATACATAACACGCTAGACAACTGTACAAGCCCTTGGTTACCTCCAACGCTTCGGGCGACGTGTGTTTTTTCGGTTGCGATAATCTTCAGCACCCTTTCAACCCTGTCGCCTACTATGTCGCCTTGCTCGGTTGCCAAAGCCATCTCACCACCAGAAAATAAAGCCCACGCATTGAGTGCATCGAACCCCCTTGAAATAAGGTTATCCAATTCCACATCTATCTTGTTGAATAGTCCAGATAATGCAATATGTCGCAATCCTTTTCCTGTTCGTACTCCAGATTTTGAGATGAAAAAATTAGTCTTTGATCGTAAACCGCTGGCAACCTGGGCCATGTAGTAGGTTTGTAAAGTCGCATTGTGTAATGAAAGTTCATCAGCTATTACATACTTTAGAAACTTGTTAGCCATAGCCTGTCCATCTTTGGCGGTGTTGTAGTCCACTGGGTAGAATTTAAAATAGGATTGTTCTTCATTTGGGTTAGTCCTATAATAGCGGTGTTCTTTCAAGTCAATAATAAAGTCATTTCCTGCTATCTGGTAAGGCTGTAACGTTCGTACTGGTTCAATTTTGATATTGCTGGCAATGCCTGAAAGGATTTCCAGTACATATTCCCCATCACGTTTAAATCCGTATAGGTTTTGTATGGTGATTTCATCCATTAGAACAGCTTGCTTGTTGTTTACGTCGTATAATTTACCACCATAGAACACGAACCGCCCTAACAGATAATCAGTGACCAACTTAGCAAAGGGTGAGAAATTCATGTCGTAAGTGATTTGAATATACTCCTTTTTGTTGTCGCCCTTTCCTTTGGTCTTCTTCTCAAATGTTGCGGATATGTATTTTTTTGTTGTGCCATTCTGCTCGGTGATGTACATGATCCTGTTATCAGGAATGAATACAGTTTTTCCGTTGTACCATGCATTATTCAAGCTATCAACTGCCACAATGTTATACAGTTGTCTCTTGTAGTCTGCTTTTAGTTTAGACTGTCCAAACTCCGCCTCATTCCAATTCAGTTGTAAAATCTCTTTTAATTGTTTCAAACAGTCACCCCCTCAAAGAATGATGTTGCCACTTGTAAGAAATAGCTTGCTAGGTCGCCACGTTGAGTGAGATTGGCAAAGATTTCAATTGCTCCTATCATGTCCATACCGTTGATATAAAGCTCTCTGACCAAGTAAGCCACGTCAGCCCGTGAGTTAACACCGTACTTCAGTAACTCCGTTAGCATCGGCGTATAGATATAATCAATGTTCACTCGCATTTTGTCCAAGTTGTGCCGTTCTAGTTTCTCCATCTTCTCCAATAGCTCGTTGCTTATCATAGCTATCTTTTTATCTCTGACCAACTCCCAACCGTCCACCTCTTCGGGGTAGTCTTTGATGATTGTTACCATCAACCCTTGATAGATGAAACCAGTCATATAGGTATCAAATGGCAAAAAGTAATAGAACTTGTAGAAATCCCCTTTCTTGAGTGCTTGGGTTTCTGTGATAGATAACTTCTTCATGTTCTCCTTGTTGGTTGTGATCTCAATTAGGCTATACATGTCACTTCCTCCGTTTCTTCTTCAGCTTTTTAAGTCTTTGCTGTTCTTTGACCTGTTCAAAAGTCGGGCGACGGTCTTTGTATAGTTTGATATTGTGATAGTGTCCACTGCTGTCTGCTGGATGTATGCTATATCTTGCCATTTTCCACCCCCAAAAATTTCAGAATATCACTGACCCTATAAAAGATTTTCCTAGTGTCTTCTAGCGGGGGCTGGTAACGTCTTAGCCCATTATCTTCCCAACGTTTCAAGGTCTTATCCTTTATGCCTAGTTCATCTTTAACCTGTTTGGCTGTGATTAGTCCCGTTAACCTTGGTTTGACTTTCTCACGCGCCTCCAGGTACTTTCCAACCATATCCAGCAAGCCATTAGTTAGATCTTGCTCGCTCGCTCTGCTTAGGCTAAACATCTCTATACTTCCTCCAGTCTTCTAAGTCAGCAGTCAAAAGCGCGTGAATACGCTTATGTTCCTGGTCGTATTGACGTTGGAGCGGTAGCACTCCAGCAAGTCGCTCAGTTTCATTCTGGGGGATATAGTAGCCCCCTTGTTTGTTATCTCGTCCACCGCAAACGGGAATACCGTAGTCAACTATTAGCTGGCGTATATGTCCCCTTATGGTTCGGACGTCCAAGCCTGTCAGCTTCTCAATGTCTGGGGCGGTGATTGGCAAGTCCATTCCAAGCGGTAGGAGCTTGAAAACTTTGTGTAAGTGTTCTGGTAACTTGTTTTCTGTCATGCCTGTGCCTCCAGACTAGCGATTTTGTATTTTATCCAAAGTAATTTAGTATCGTGGTCCATATCAAGATAACACTGCATTTCTTCTGGTGTAGTGTGTTTGAGAATAGTCTCTGTTATGTGTTCAAGTTCTGCCTGTGTCATGTCCATCCTCCTAATTGTAATATCTGCTCTGTGCTTGAATATAAGCCCCGTAATTCGCATTTGTCAGCCGTCTGGTATGTTTACCCTCTGGTTTGGTTTTTGGCTTGCTATGGAGCTGATACGTTCCTAGATGTAGCCATAGAAAGATATTCAGCGGTGTTAGTATTGCGATAAGCGTTAACGCTGTTTCAATTGTCATTTCTTGCATTATAGTAACCCTCGCTCTTTTAGATCTTCGATAACTAGACTGCGCAAATAGGTCCAAGTGGAAGCAGTAGCGTGTGTAATGCCGTTACTCAAATTATTTTCTTTGATAGCCTTATCTAAAAAATTGAATAGCAACCACTCAGGGGCTTTCTTGTATCGCTCCGTGATTTCATTGTCGTGCTTTTTAAGCTCTCCAAGCAAGTTGTTTACATTCGCTTGATAAAACTCTTCATGGTCCGCCTCAGCCACTTTATAAGCCTCTGAAAGCCTGTAAAACTCCATCCAGAGTGTTGTAATAGCCGTCCTACACTCTTCAGCGATTTCAGTAGCTCCCTTGTGACCTTTGGCGACATGCCACTCGCTCAGAATGTCCAATTTTTCTTCTGCGACTTGTAACTTTTCTTCAAACTGTTCAAAATACTGTTTCATGTAGTTCTTACCTCGTTTTTTTATTGTGTCTGTGTAATGGCCCTAGTGGGCTTTATCCTGTTTGTAAAAGGCTTGATTTCTTTACTATACTTTTTTCTTTATACATTTTTTTGTTAGCCTAGACTATCCCCAGCGGATAACCGCCCCAAACTTACCAGGTTTTCCCGTGGTCATGTAAGCCTGTGCCAAATGATAGACTAGCTGTGTGTGATTTTCTTAGGGTGGTTTAGGTTGCCCCGGGTCCATGGCTACCTAATGCCGATACCAGCACCTAATACTTTTATCCCGCCCAGTTTTAAGGGGTAGCGCCCTCCGTATGGTCATAATGTCCTAGATATGGTATAATCTAGCTATAAAAATCTTTACTAAAACCCTTTTAATAACAGCTTGCCTGCTTGTTAATTTTGTTTTAGTTAGTGGTTAAAAGGCTTTGCTGGTTGGTCCCTGTTAAGCCTTTTTTTATTGTTCTCACGCGCCTTGGTGTGCGTTTTTTAGTGGTCTGAATACCATGTTTTTAATATCTTGGTATGTCATGTCTAGGTTAATCAAAGCAATAGCCATGTCTTCTAGTGCCTGGTACCTGATAAGTTCCTGACTGGTTAGGCTATCAATGCCATTATGTCCGCCACGTTGTGCCATTAGCTGGCGTTTGTTCATTCCAGTAGTTCCCTTTAGCAAAAGATTTGTAACCGTGCTATGCGCGTGTTTTGGGGCTTCCTGCCATGTTTCAATAGCTTCATGCAATGCCTTGCGCTTAGGCTTTTCCAGTGCCCTCTGATAGCGAAATTCTGCCACCTCGTCACGCATTTCAAAGAATGCTCGGACTAGGTTTGTTTTGAATTTGACAACCTGCGGTGTGTTGTCCAGATAAGTGATCAGCAAAGTAGCCTGTTGTTCGTTTAAGTGATAAACTTTTTTCGGTCTGCCTTTTCCGTCTAATTTATGGATTTCAAATCCATAAAATCCAAACGCCTCAAACCGCTCTTTATGATTTCTCAATAGGCGTGTAATAGTGTGGTGTTGTACTCCAGCACATTCTGCGATTATCTCGCTTGTTGTATACGGCTCTTTCTTGCCGTCTAAGTAAACTAATTCCATTCGATAGCCTCTTTCACATTATGTACGTTTAAATCGGATATTGTGGTAAAAAAATAATGTCGTCATAGTTAACGCCAAAAAGTTTTTCAATATCCTTTACTTGTGAAACGTCTGGATATCTTTTCCCATTTTCCCAGTAGCTCCATGTAGATGGTGAAATCTTTAACGCCTTTGCAACCTCTAACTGGGTCATATTCGCATTAGCTCGTAACGCTTTTAAAGTAAATTTTTTCAAGGTACTTCCTCCTTAATTTTATATCCGGTTTAAGCGGATGATTTTAGTATACGATTAAACCGGATGTTTGTCAACACAAAAAAACAGTTTTTTTCACAAAGTCCAATATTATTTGACGTTTAAACGGTTTAATCGTATAATTGAGAAAAATATAAATTAAAAGTAGGTGCCTCTATGTCGTTAGGAAATAAAGAAATTTTTGCAAATAATCTTAGGAAATACCTTAGCGAAAAAGGTATGAACCCTAGACAATTAGCTATTGAATTAAATCTAAAATATACAACAGTTAACGATTGGGTAAACGCAAAAAGTTACCCAAGAATTGATAAAATTGAAAAATTATCAAATTATTTCAATATCAATAAGTCTGATCTTATAGAAAATAATATAATTACTAGAGTATATGATACAGATAAGGAAGTTGATGAATTTATACAGTACTACTGCTCACTATCAGATAAAAATCAAAAGAAATTTGTTAAAGCTCTTCAAAAAGAATTAAGAAAACAAGGTTTTGATGCTAACTACATTACCGGTGCGAAAGACGTCGTTAAAAAATTAACCGATAAGCAGAAAGAGGTAAAAGCGTTAAAAACAAAAATAGAACAGCAAGCTGAAGAGGTCAGAATAGGTGAAATAGCTTTTGAAATACTTTCGGTTGATGATGACGATATAGAGGGACAAAAACAAATTTTAGAAAAATACTCTGAAGAAGATTTCAATAAAGCTGTTGAGTATATCGAAAAGCTAGACGATCCAGATGATAAAGATATTGACTAACCCACAAGTACCCACAAAAAAAAGTCAAGTTTTGTCAAGAGCTGAAAAAAGTTAGGTTTTGTTAGGAGCTGAAAAAAGTCAAGTTTTATCAAGCTAGATATTTTAGCAACCTTAGCAAACCATAGCTTCTATATCGGCTGTATGCTAGCATTTGTTAGCATTCGGCGCGTGTTGAACTCTAAAATGTTATCTTTTGCAACCCTGTCAAACGCTCCAAAATCGTCTGTATTCGCTTTTGGCTTGCGACTGGTATTTACCCTACTAACCCAAAACAAACGAAAATAGAGGGCTTCTCGTAAGCCCTGGCATGATATAAACCTATAACATTATAAAACCTTTTTAATAACAGCTTGCCTGCTGATGGAAAGGTTTATGATCATGAAAATAACTGAAGTTAAAAAGAAAAACGGTGCTACTGTGTACCGTGCTAGTGTATATCTGGGAGTTGACCAGGTAACAGGTAAGAAGGTAAAGACCAAAGTAACGGGTCGGACACAAAAGGAGGTTAAGCAGAAAGCCAAGCAAGAAAAAATAACCTTCCAGCAAGACGGCTTTACCAGGTTTCAAGCTACGTCAATAGCAAGTTATCAGGAACTATCTAGCCTATGGTGGGAAAGCTATAAGCATACTGTCAAACCCAACACGCAAGACAACGTTAAGAAGTTGCTAGATAACCATGTATTGCCACTCTTTGGGGTCTATAAGCTCGATAAGTTAACCGCCCCACTCATTCAAAGCATAGTTAACAAACTGGCTGACAAGACTAACAAAGAGGAGCCTGGGTCTTATCTGCATTATGACAAGATCCACGCCCTTAACAAGCGTATATTACAGTATGGTGTGACTATGCAAGCAATATCTTCTAACCCTGCGCGTGATGTCGTCCTACCTCGTAACACTCAAAAGGCTAAGAGAAAAAAGGTTAAGCATTTTGAAAATCAAGACCTAAAAAAGTTTCTCGACTACCTGGGAGGGTTGAATCCGGCCAAGTACAGAAATCTGTATGAAGCCACCCTATACAAGTTCTTGCTGGCCACTGGTTGTCGTATCAATGAAGCCCTAGCGCTTAGCTGGTCCGATATTGACCTGGAGAATGCAACCATTAGCATTACCAAGACACTGAACCATCTAGGGCAAATCAATAGCCCAAAATCAAAAGCAAGCTATCGGGATATAGACATAGACCAGGCAACCATTACCATGCTGAAAGCCTACCAACTTAGACAAATTCAAGAGGCTTGGAAGATTGGTCAGACTGAAACGGTTGTTTTTTCAGACTTTATCCATGACTATCCCAATAATAAAACTCTAGCTACACGCCTGAGAACTCACTTCAAGCGTGCTGGAGTATCTAACATTGGTTTTCACGGTTTCCGTCATACACACGCTAGCTTACTGCTTAACTCTGGAATACCTTACAAGGAACTGCAACACCGTCTAGGTCATTCCACTCTATCCATGACAATGGATATTTATAGCCATCTCTCAAAAGAGAATGCAAAAAAAGCCGTCTCGTTTTACGAAACAGCACTAAAAGCACTCTAG